GCAAGAACAAAAAGTTTTCGTTTTGTATTTCGCCGTACCCTGCGTAGTTTTTACCAATGAATTTAAGGTCAGTTGTTTGATCAACTGTACCATCTTCCACTGTAGTTAACAGTGTGTTGTTATATCTATCTATTGCATATGCCATTATGTGTGTAACCCCTAGTGCTATTAGTATTATTTATGGCATTATCAATACGCTGTAGTAGATTGATAAATCCATGTAGTTCCAGTCGAACTGTATGTCATTAGTGTTCTTGACGGTGTAAGGACAACGATACCACTTGCTCCTTCGACAGCAAATGCAACATCTTGTACTACTGTTTCATTTTGTGTTCCATTACTATCAACAGAAATGTAACTTACATTTTTTGCAGCTTCAACATTCACACCCGACACTGTTGCGCCTGCATATGATGTAGTGTGTATACGTGCAATTTTATTAGTGTTTAGTGTTGTTGCTGGATATAAGTCATTTAAGTACACTGCAACTGCATTTCGTAATGTTACATCAGTTCCTAGTCCAGTAATATCCATACTAAACACAACTGGATCAGTAGCAATTTCTTGATCTACATACTCTTTAGTTGTAACTGTGCCTGCTGTCGATTCTGTTACAGATAATCTAGCAGCTTCTCTTGCACTAATTGCTTTACCAACACCAGTAATTTTCTGTGTATCAGTAATATTAATGTCGCCTCCGCCTGTAATTGCTATACCAGCAGTTGACGTAATTGCCATATCATTTGTAGAACTAATTATTTTACCATTAATTCCAATTTCGTCAACTTGTAATTCTGTTAGTGTGCCAATTTGATCTAACTGTAACGCTTTTGTAACATTTACTAGACTATCGGTTGTAAGTTTGTCGACTCCGCCAATTTGATAAGTTTTTGTTGACGAACTTATATCTATATTAACATTAGATGTCCATGCATCTTGCGCAGTAATCCAGGTCCATGTTTTAGATCCTACATCACTTGTATCTAATATTAAACCTGCATTGTCAGCATTAGTTCCAGTAAGTGTTACGCCAGCTGCTGTTTTAGCAATTTCAATATTTTTATCTTCAACTCGTAAAGTAGCAACGTCAATGCTTGTTTGGTCACCTTCAACAATAAAATTTCCTGTAACTCGCAAGTCACCTTCAACATCTAGTGTATAAGCTGGCAATCTGTTAGTTGTAAAAATACCAACTTTAGCTGTGCTTGCATCTACATAAATTGCGTCTACCGAAATAGCACCAAACGCACTTGACTTAACCCGTAAGCTCAAATCGTGATCAGTAAGTTGGTTTTCAATGTAAAAACGTGGTCCAACAACTTTTTGTACGTTGTTCTGTGATAGACCAATTGTTAAACCGCCTGAGTTTTGAATTGTTAGTGTACCAGTTGTAATGCCGTTTGCTGTCGATGGAAGAAAACTGTCAGCTGTTCTAACTACTCCGCCTGCTGTTACTAGTGCGTTTGCAGAATCTGCAATGCCTCTATACTTAAAGTTAGCATTATCAATAATATTCATACCGACTTTGATAATGCCATCTGGATTTGATGCAGTAACTAAACCTAAAACTCGTTGTGCATATTGCGGAGTAAATTCAATTGCACTAATTACTGCCGAAAGTGTGCCGCCTATATATAAATTTGTAACAGTACGTGATCTACTCTGTGAGTCAAGTATACTGCCTATTTCAAATCCACTTTTACCTTGTGCTTCTGTATATTGCGGACCCATTAACATTAAATCTGTACCATCGTAAGCATATACTTGATTGTTTAAACTATCAATCCACAAATCTCCTGCAACCATAGTAGGTTGAGTGTTTTGTACAATTGGGCCGCCACTTGACTTCCAATCTGTTCCGTTATATACTTGCAATCTCTGCGCAGTACTATCCCACCATAGCTGACCTGTTAGTGGATTGCTAGGTGCAGCAGTATTACTAAAATTTTCTAGTAATTTAATAAAGTTTTCATTAAAATACTCGCCGTATCCAGTATAGTTTCTACCAACTAATGTAAGGTTTGTACTAGCTGTATCAATTTGCCCGTCAATTAAGTCTAGTAGCAACGTGCCGTCTGTTTTGTTTAGTTGATAACTCATGTTATGCTCCAGTATAGATAATGTAATTGACTGCTAAGAAAGGATTCATAACATTTAATGGTGCACCTAATGTTGCATCTGTTTTTATACCACCGCTTGATGCAATGCCTTGTGTGCCGCCGCCGACAGCATTGACCGGAAGTGAAATTGCATTGTCGTCAACTGGCTCGCCGCCACCAACTCTGACACCATAAAACTGTGTACCACTTTCGCCTTCTAAATCATGCTCGTGTTCTGGCAAGTTGCCAGTAGCAATTGATGTTGTTTCTACTCCTGCGTTGCCACCAATAGCATCAGCAGCAATATTAGTCACTCTGTTTGCAGCTGGTCCACCCATATTGTCAAGACCTAGTGCAAATCTTCCTCTAAAGTCTGGTAATGTAAACTTAGAAACACCGTTGTCGCTAACTAAACTAGCATCTTTAAAGTTGTGTTGAATAGCAATCCATAATTCGTTATATTCAGACTTATTAATTTCTTGTCCAGCACACAGTAACCAACCTTCTGGTGCTTCTTCTCCACCAAATGGCATCATTGCGCCTGCTGGTACAAGTGGTATTGTCTTTAAGAAATTACGCTTTGTAATCCTCTTTACACCAGTAGTTCCAGTAGTTACATTTAGTAGTAATTCGTCTGCGTTGCCAGCATCATAAGTAACATCTTTGTTACTAATAAAACTATCAGCAATATTTATTGCAAAAGTTTTTGTGCTGCCGCCTGTTTGTCCGTCAAATTCAAAACTGGTTGGTGAAACATCACCGCTTACTGCAAAAGTAGTAGCACTTGCTAGTCTGTTTGCACTGCCTGCTCTTCCGCTAACTGTGCCACTTACGTTGCCTTGGATATTACCAAAGAATGTAGTAGCATATATTTCTGCATATTTGTTAATTGATGTACCAATATTTCGTATACTGTTACCGTCTGGAGCAATATTACCTGTTTGTAATATACCACCAATATCAACGTTGCCGCCAATATACGCATCAAGTGCAACTCCAATGCCGCCAGTTGTAATAATACTACCTGATGATGGGCTATCCGAGTCTATAGTACTTGTAATTTGTAATACACCTGTTTCTGATTCGCCAGTTTTAGGTGATATTTTAATGTTACCCTTTACATCAACAGTTTGTTCTGGAGCATTATTATTAAACCCTACATTGCCGTCACTAGTTATGCTTACAACTGTTGGTTTAACGTTTCCGCTACTCATTCTAATATCAATACTAGATCCACTTGTGTTATGCTGTATAACTCCAGTTTCTCCATCAATGCCTAAACTTAGTTGGCCGCCTGTGCCAATTTTAACACCATCGTTACTCTTAACACTTAATTGGAAATCTGTGCTACTTGCAGCATTACCTCTTAGGAAGTTACTTGCAAGTATTGCTTCGCCACCTACTACTAGTGCTTCAGCTTTTTCAGAAGTACCATAATATTTTAGTGCTTGTACACCTATAATTGCTTCATCAGCAATATTCATACCAGGTTTAATACCTGTTCTAAATCCTTTAATAGATACTTTTGGAATAAAGCTCTGGCTACTAATAATAATTACTGGTTGATCTTCAACTTTAATAGCAAGAACATTATATGTTACATCATCTGTGCCTACAATTGCTTGTGCTTGTGCTCCTGTTAGTAGTCCGTCACTAAAGTCTGGTCCTACTAATACCCAAGCACTCCCTGTAAACAAATATAGCTGCTGACTTTCTGTGTTAACCCACAAGTCGCCTGCGCTTGAATTTGCCACTGCCGGAGCTGCGCTGGCTTTTTTAAGACCGCCACTTGCTACCCAGTTAGTTCCGTCATATACTTTAAGTTGGTCAACTCCTTGAGTTGAATCATACCAAAGCTGTCCTTCTACCGGACGCTCTGGTGCCAAAGTATTTGCAAAGTTTTCTAGTAGATGTAAAAAGTTTTCGTTTATAGCAGAACCGTAATCAGTACGCTGTCTACCTGGAAAACTTAAAGTAGTTTCGTCATTAAGCGTGTTGTCAACAACAGTAATTGAACCTTTGTTAACCCTGTCAGTGTAGTATATTGTATATGACATATTTTATCCCTTACCCTGCCAAACTTTGTACACGCACAGTGTAGTCAATTTGTATTAATCTGTTAAGTGACTTTTGTACTGGGTGGAAAATAACGTGTGTAATTAATCTGCCTGTTCCAGCAGCACTATAACTACGCAACCCTAATTCATCAAATACATACGGACTATCAGTTGCGCCTGCGGTATCAAATGCATCTTGTCCGTTAGGTTCACCATAATCAAGTAAACAACTTACTACAATATCTGTGTAGTTTGTTCCGCTCACATGACGTGTTTCTAGCTTATTTCTTGCAGGATCGGTGTTGTTTACACTTCTGTCATCAACAACTTTAGTATAGGTTTGGTTGTATAGACTTGCATTTGTTCCTGTGCTGTTAGGTGTTAGATACGTAATAATGCCTGTTGGGTCAACGCTTGTGCCGCCGTTACCAAAGCTCATTTCATATATAAAACCTGAGCCTGCGTTGCTCAAGCTTTCTGCTAATGCAAGACTCATATTTTCATAGTGAATTGCATTGCGCTTGTCAATGTATACCTTTTGTGATTCAGGGTCAAATATCTTAATATGTCCCTGAACTAATACTCCGTTTGTGTCTTGCATGTTATCGCTCATATGT